TTTTGGTAGGGGTAAAAATGCCATACGAATAAAACCAAGTAGATTTACATTAAAAGCAAATTCACAAATATACATTGAGATATTAGATATAAATGGTGAATCAATATATTATGAGATACCTGATTACGAACCAGGAGATTTATCAAGATATATTTCGGCTTGGGTTTATGGTGAAAGAGATGATTCCTACAACACCCCAAATGGTGTTGGTGAAATTATATTGTGTGGAATAGCCGAAAGAACGGCTGTTGGTGGGGATATACCAGAAGAATTTAAAAATGTTTTAAATATTAGGTGGCGTAGACGATTTTCTATAAGTAGGGATGTTAGAACCGAATCTCCAATTGTTTTCTTTAATCAGAATGCAGCGCCAACTATAACTGTATCTGAATCACTATCGTTTTATAAAGAAATACCAGCAGAAACTTCATTACAATTAGTAACACAATCTATCAATCAAACTATTGTTTACTCATCTGATTTTTCAGGTCAAAATGTTTTTTTAGAAACACCATCATATCAATTAAATCAAAATTCCGTTGGTGGTCAAATAAAAATTAATTTACAAAATGTTTCATTAACACCACAACTTACATCAGCAGAAATAAGTGCTGGTATGTTAAAACCATTAAGTTATACTGCATCCATACAATCTTTTTTAACAAGCAGAAAATTTAGGGTTGATAGACCATTGACGGCATCGGTAATAACTAAAACCGAATCATTACAAAAAACATTTACCGCATTTTCTACGGGTAGTTTTATTTTAGAAACTATTAATACTGGTTCTGCTACCACATTTTCTCAATCACTAGCACATATCACAGTAAAGAATATAAATCCACTTGTAGGTAATATTGATAAAATAAATGTTTATATTAAATCAAAAGCAACGGGGGATGCTACAACCGAGTATCAGTTAATTGGAACAAAATTAATAAACGAACCTATAACAGGTTCTTTGACAGATATCTATTCTGATACAAAAACAAATTTAACCGAATCAACTTATACATTTATTTTTAACCCACCAAATAAAAATACTGCAAATGATATAAAGGTTGAATATTTAAATTCTCTAAACGATTTTGCAAACTACGAGTCGGTATTATATAACCATTATTTTCAAGGATATAATGCTCAATCAACTGGTGGTGGTGATATTACCGAATTAAGCCAATCTTTATCATCTTTAAGTGATATTGTTATTGATGTGAGTAGTAGTTTAATAACAACTAACTCCGAATTGACATTGGTGAGTGGTAGTTTAATAGCAACTAACTCCGAATTGACATCAGTAAGTAGTAGTTTAATAGCAACTAACTCCGAATTGACATCAATAAGTAGTAGCTTAGTGGTAACAACCACAACAGCAAATACCGCATACACATTATCAACAAATATTTCGGATGTTATTACTGAAACCGAATATGATCGATTGGGATTAGATTTAACAGGTACTATTTGGGGAGGAACAACCCCACCAGTACCAGAAACTTTGAACGACCAAAATAAAACCGATTGGACGAATGGTGATATTCCGATAATTAGAAATCCAAATAGAAGTGAGCTTGATGTTGTGGGTATTTTGGCCGACCCAGATGGATATCTACAAATTAAATTAAAAAATGATTATTCGGGTGGTTCTGGAATTGAAGATGCTATAATATTTTTACCATATTATTCATCATCATATACATCATAATTGATTAATCAATAATCTTATATTTATATTCATATGGGAAATTTAATAAAAGAATGGGTTAAATCTGTATTAACCGAAGAAGTAAATAAGACTGTTGTAGTTTACGCGGGTAGATTTCAACCATTTCATAAAGGGCATTACGCAACATATGCGCATTTAGTATCAAAATTCGGTAAAGAAAATGTATTCATTGGGACATCCAACAAAAGTGGTGGACCAAAAGACCCTTTCAATTTTTTGGAGAAGAAAAAAATAATGACCACAATGTTTGGTGTTCCACCCAACAAAATTGTTCAAGTAAAAAATCCATATAATCCAACGGAAATACTAAAAAAGTTTTCAGATGAAACAACCGCATTTGTAACTGTTGTTGGTGAGAAAGACGCTGCAAGACTTGGTGGAAAGTATTTTAAGAAATTTCATTCGGGCGATGGTTTCAAACCCGCATTTGGTTATAAAGACCATGGGTATGTGTATGTATCACCTTCTCAAAAGAATCCAATAAGTGGAACTGATGTTCGTAATTGGTTATCGAAGGGGAGCGATTCACAAAAGAAAGCCGGTTTTAAGAAAGCATACCCACAATGGAATCAGGAAATATTTAATATGATTTCTAAAAGGTTGGGTGGTGTAGATGAAATAGTAACCAATTTTTTACAAAATTATAGTATAATCCCTTTAATTGAATCGACATTAGGTGGTGGATATGGTGCGGATGCAGGAGAACCTGATGCAATTTATGTTCCAGATAATAAAGAAAGAATATTGGGGCTAGGAAAAGGTGCACAAAAAAATGATTATTGGTTTGTGAATGGTGGATATACTCAAATGCATTTTCCAAAAGCAGATGTAATGGTTAGAAAAAGTGCAAAAGGTACTGGTGATTTTTATCAATATGTAAGTAGGAGAAAGGTATTCACAATGGATGATTTGTTGGATATTCCTGAAACCGAAGATTATTTAACTGCTGACCTAGCAACATCTCCGTTAGATACTACCCAAAATGCGCCGGAGGTTGAAATAACTGGATTAGAAGATGCTGATTTAAAAGAAGTATATAGGGGAATGGGTTATGAGGTTGTTGAGTGGGTGCTTGGTAAAAAATTAGAAATATTAGATAAAAAACAATATAAATTATTGGAAACTATTGGTAAAAGGTTTTCCAACTTTTTAACCGAAGGTGGTGCATACGGTCATATGAATCATCCATTTGATAATGAATTAAATTTAACTTTTGGTGATTTAAAAAACATAATAACAAAAGCCCTAAATGGTGAACTTGAACTGACTCGAGAAAAAACAGATGGCCAAGCACTTGCTATTAGTTGGCGAGACGATAGAGGATTAATTGCTGCAAGAAATAAAGGGCACTTAGCAAACAGTGGTGAAAACGCAATGTCCATAAAGGATGTTGCTACTAAATTTGCTGGTAGAGGTGGATTAACTGATGCTTACAACTTTGCTATGAAAGATTTAGAAAAAGCAATGGGTAGTTTATCCAAAGCACAACGGGACAAAATATTTAAGCAGGGTAAGAAATTTATGAACTTAGAGGTTATTTATCCAACCTCCGTAAATGTAATACCTTATGGTCAGGCTCTATTAGTATTTCATAACACAACTGAATACGATGATAGTGGTGTGGCAATTGGAGCAGAGCAATCTGATGCTACCGTATTAGCTGGGATGATTAAACAAGTAAATCAGCATGTTCAAGACAAATATACCATACAAGGACCACCCGTTACTCAATTACCAAAAGAGGAAAGCTTAAAACAATTACAACCAAAGTTTTTGGGGATGTTGCAAAAATTACAATCTAAATTTGGGTTAAAAGATAGTGATGGTATGGCAGAGTATCATCAGGCTTGGTGGGATGATTACATAGAAAAAAATTCACCTGAAAAGTTAGATAAAGAAACAAAAGACGGATTAATAAGAAGGTGGGCATTCTTTAATAAAGGTTTTGGATTAAGTAACAAAACAATTAAATCGGAAAAAGTATTACAATGGGCATTGGGCGTGGATAAAAACGACCATCAAAAAATATCAAAAGATAATATTCGACCATTTGAGGATATATTTTTAGGTGTTGGTTCTGAGGTATTATCATTTATGAGTTCAGTACTAACTGTAAATCCCGATGAAGCAATTCGTAGTATTAAAACGAGATTAGACCAAACTATTAAAGATGTTAAAACGGGTGGAGACCCTAAGAAAGTTGCTAAGCTTAAAATGGAATTAGAAAGATTAGAAGCGATTGGTGGTGTAAATAAAATTGTTCCAAAAGAAGGAATTGTTTTTGTATATAAAGGCAATACTCTGAAACTTACTGGAGTTTTCGCTCCGATTAATCAAATTTTAGGTTTATTCTATTAATTCTATATTTATATAAAAAGTTATGGGAAATAGTAAATTAAAAAATACAAAAGCGGTTACTGAAATGTTGGCGGGTGTTCATAAAACGCAAACAAAAACAACCGTTGGTTTTGAAAACTCACCTACTTATGTTCGTCGTTCAGTTGGTGAACAATGGGAAGATGAGAATGGGGATATGTGGGAGCAAAAAGCCGGATATAAAGTAAAGCTCGGCAAGCTTCATCAATTAAGGGAGGACTTGAGAAAGTTTCCTAATTGTATGAAGGAAGTTTGTGACTGCAAAAACCCAAAAAGATTGGATGAAAAAATGCGTGCTTTTCACGGCATGTGTTTTGATTGTGTATTAAGTATGGAATCAAAACTAAGAATAAGTGGAGAGTATGATAGATATGAAAAAAGAAAAATGCTTGAGAATGCGAAAGCATGGTTAAAGCAGGCTCAATTTGAAAAAGAGGCCCTTAAAGTTGCGTTAAAAATGAAGTTCATCAACGAAAATGGTTCGGTTGAAGAATGGAATGGAGTTAATATAGAAGATGTTCTATCAAAAGTAGATACAGACTTTGAAAAGTTACGAGTTGATTATATTGGAAAATTGGAGAAAGAACTTGAAGAAACCACAACTTGAGCACCTAATTAAATCAGCAGTAAGAAAAGTTATTGCAGAAGATTTAAGAAAATGGTTTGGCAAGGGTAAAACCGGCTCAACTACTGGTGGTGGTTGGGATAGGTATTCTACCACAGGTGAAAAACTTGGTAAGTGTGGTGATGCTGAAGAGGGAGAACCATATTCTGCTTGCTTATCTAAAGAAAAAGCCCAAAAGTTGGGTAAGGATGGGATAGCAAGTTTTGTAAGAAGAAAACGGGCAGCTCAAAAAAAGGGTGGGGATGCCAAAAAAGGAAATGAAAAAGAAAAAGGGCAAAAACCTGTATATGTAAAAACCGGAGCATAAAAAAATGAAACAATCCCAATTAAGAAAATTGATTAGAGAATCAATAAAATCAGTTTTAACTGAAGCAAGTGTTAAAGATTTTAGAAACATGCCAACCGATCCACCAAACGAATCTATGATAAGATTGATTCTTATGAGAAAGGTAGATGGAAAAACTGCTGTTTATCGTTTAGAAAAAGATAATTGGTTTAGAAGATACCAAAATCCTGGTAAGGGGTATGGTTTAATGATTAGAAAATTTAGGATAGGAAATCAACCGATATCGGTAAAACCAAATCCGGAAATTGGGCCACACCATTCGGTATTTAACGCTTTGGTAACTTATTTACCATCTGAATTTGTTAATACTGATGATGATATTCCTGCGAACTATGAAACCGCAAAAGGATTTGTATTTTTAGGTACGCGGGCTTTTTCTGGATTTGAAATGCAGCAGGTATTATCACCAAAAGATATTGAAACATTTGTTAAAATGAACATATCTAATTATACACCATAATTTGAGGTTAATTATGAAAAAACAATTGGTAGAAAAGAATGTTCCAACCGACCCTTCAAAATGGTCTTACTATAAATCGCAGGCAAAAAAAAAGTTTGACGTATATCCAAGTGCCTACGCCAATGCCTGGGCAGCAAAACAATACAAAGCAGCTGGTGGGGGTTGGAAAACCGAAGAAGGGGTAGTAAATGAAGCAAAGAATGAACCGCCGGTAATAACTCAACTAAGAGATGTTATGAGGTCAGGTTATAAATCAGTTAAAGACCCTAAGACCGGAAAGAATATGAAGGTAGATTCATATTCAGCATCCGCTATCATATCCGTTTATGACCAATTGAAGAAACAGGAGAATAGGGACCAATTTGTAAACGCAGGACTTATGAAAATGCAGACTATTGCGTTTAAGTTGTTGAACAGGCAAGAAGGGGTAATAAAAGAAAATACTGCTGAAGATGTAATCAAAGATTTAGATAAGGTAAAGAATGATTTAATTAAAAAAGTAGATGTATTAATTGCAAAAAAGAAAAAACTTTACTCCAATGTAGATATTGAATCACCAATGAGCGCAGAAGAAAAAAAGTTGGATAAAGATATTGCAGATTTATTTTCACAAATTCAACAATTAGTTCTACAAAAAAGAAAAATGAAAAAAGAATCAGTAAACGAAGGAAATGCTTTTACTGGGGCACTTTTTAAAGCAAGAAAAGAAGGATTGAAAGAGTTTGAATTTGGTGGTAAGAAATACCCTGTTATAAATGAAGTTGATGATGATGAACCATCGGTTTCTTCAGTTAAAAAAGTGGGAAAGGGTACTGAAAAACAAAAAAAGGAGATGTTATCAATCCAAAAAAAATTAAAAGATAACGCCAAAAAAACGGTGGAGTTTACAAAAATTCCACAGGATGATAGAACCCCTGCGCAAAAAGCCCATTTGAAAAATATGGCTGATTTAACAACAAAGTTAAAGAAGTTAAAAAGTTTGACAGAGGATATAGATGTGGGGCATCAAGACGATGAACCAAATATGTTAAAAGCAGACCTTTTTCGTATCGCAAAATATGCAAAAGAATTATATGAATTATTAGGGCAATTTGATAATGCGGAGGAAGAGATTGATTTTCCACATTGGTGGCAATCTGATATTGTTAATGCAAAAACTCTAATGGTAAATGCGAAACATTACCTAAATGGTGAGTTAAATGTAAATGGTAATCCGTTGGGTGAAGTAAAAAAAAACTTGAGTGAGGGGCTTCAATATCACATAAAAAACAAAAAACCAATATCAGAAAATATTTACAGGTATGGTTCTCCCAAATTCTTTAAGTTGGTAAATGAATGTAGAACTCTTTGGAAAAAGGGTGAATTTATACCAATGAATGAAAGCGATGAATGGTTTTTAGATTCCGATTTAGGTAAGGTTGGTATTTATGAGGGAAAAAAAGTTCTTTTAGATTTTCCAATTTTAACCGAAGCAGAATATCAGGGACAAGAAGTAGAATTAAATTCACCCAAAAGAAATTCAGGTGAAGGTAAAAAATATGTAGTTTATGTAAAAGACCCAGAAAGTGATAATATTAGAAAAGTAACTTTCGGCGATGTAAAGGGTGGATTAACTGCAAAAATAAATAACCCAGAAGCAAGAAAAGCATTTTCAGACAGGCACAATTGTCCTGATAAGAAAGATAAAACTACACCAGGTTATTGGAGTTGTAATTTACCCCGCCATTGGTCTAAAATCGGTGGTGGTGAGGATATAAATTCATATTGGTAAAATGAGTAAACCATACGCAGAAACCAAATCTAAAAGTATTATCTACCGGTCTTTTGATACGGATGTAGATAATTCAGAATTAGTATGGCATAGAGATAAAAAAACAAGATTGGTTGAAGTAGTTGATGGAAAAGGTTGGTATTTTCAATCTGATAATAAACTACCAATAGAACTTAAAGTTGGGGATGTATTTACTATACAAAAAGAAACATATCATAGGATACTAAAGGGAAAAACACCATTAAAAGTAATGATAAAAGAATTGGATTAATTACTTTTTAATCCATATTTATACTAAATAAGTTTCGATGAATGCGTATCATGTATTTTTGGTCAACGATGATAGACCGCCTGGAAGTTTTGAGTTATTGGTTCAAATGTATTCGTGTATAGTACACAAAATTTACAATTCAAATACACCACTTTATTTAATTACCGATAAAAAATCAAAAGAATTTTATGATAATTGGAATATAACCCCATTATACGATAAAGTTATTACCCATTATTTTGATGATTATCCATATGAAATGATTTCTAATAATTTTTGGGCATCCCCTAAAATATGGGCTATGTCTAAATTAAAAGCGCCTTTTGTTATTTATGATACTGATTTGGTATTATATAAAAACCTAAAAAAAGAAATGGCTGATTGTGATTTATTGTATTTACATAGAGAATCACCATTCACATATGGAAATCCATTAGATATTGAACATTCATCTAATTGGAAATGGGATGAAAAACTTAAACAACTATTTATAGATTCTTTTCCAATGAATTGTGCGGTAGTTGGTATGAAAAATGAGAAATTTAAAAAAGAATATGTTTCTAAGTATTTTAAATTTGTATTGGGTGCGAGTGGTGAAATAAAAAATATGACAGATGAGAAAAAAAAGATGTATGCCGAATCTTCCGCTCAAATTACATTGGAACAATGGTTTTTAGCCGCATTATCAAAGGGGGTTAAGAACGTAAAAACAAAGGCATTAGTTCCAGTTATATACACCAATAAATCGTTTTATTCTTTTAATTTAGATGGTGAACCCGAAGAAGCACAGGAGTTATTAAATAAATCAATCTATCATCTTTGGGGTGCAAAAAAGTTTGAAAATAAACCAAAATCAAAAATGTATATTCAATCCAAAAAAGATATAATAGCAGCTCTGCCAATAATAACAAACAGTTCATATAATGATTTGTTAATAGGTAAAGCAAATGAACTTATATCAAAATTAGTTTAATAAAATTAAAATCAGTATTTATAATAATAGGAGGAAAAGTTATGAACATTTTTAAAAAGTTATTGAGTTCGTTTGATCGATTTTTTATGGGTAAAAAAACAATAAATTTACCTGAAACATTAGAAATTGTAAAGATAGAACCATTAAAAACACAAATCAAACCATTTACATCTGCAAAAGCATCTGTGGGTCAATTATCACCAGAAGTGAAAACAGAAGAAGTAAAACCAAAACCAAAAAGAAGAAATAATTATAAATCAAGACAAAAAAAGCAGAAAAAAAATAATGAAACTGTCTAAAATTATTATATCTGTAATAATATTGTTAATTGCCCTATTTTTACTTAGGGATAAATTACCTATGGGTTTTGTTAAGAATATTTTCAATAACGAACCTATAATTGATACAGTAACAACGATAGAGTATAAATACGATACTATTAATACTGAATCGGAGGTTTATGTCCCAGAATGGAAAGATAAAGTTGTAGTTGATATAGATAGTATTTTTATTAATCAAAATGAACCAATAGATACTATGTCTCTTTTGAGAGATTACTACGCAAAATATTATTACGAAGATACAATTGCTGTGGATACATTTGGTTATATTGTGATGAAAGATACTATTTCAAAAAATCAAATTGAAGCACGGCAGCATATTTCAAATATTTTAATACCCACAAAAATTGTAACAAATACGATTTTAGTAAATAAAAGAGAAGTTTATTTGGGAACAGGTATTACCGCAAATAAAAATTTTATGGTTTTAAATGGTGAATTATTATTAAAAACAAAAAAGAAAAAAGCATATGCACTTGGAATTGGTTTTGATAATAATTTTGCACCAAACTTTACGGGAAAAGTTTATTGGAAAATAAGTAAATAATAAAAACCAATGCCGAAAACTTTAAAAGAATTAATATCAGAAGAGTATGTAAAGTGTGCGAAAGACCCAATATATTTTTTTAAAAAATATTGTTACATACAACATCCGCATAGAGGAAAAATATTATTTAACCTATACGATTTTCAAGAGGGGTTAATTGATTCTTTTAAAACCCACCGATTTAATGTTATTCTAAAATCCCGCCAATTAGGTATATCAACTATTTCAGCTGGATACGCAACTTGGTTGATGATATTTCATAGAGATAAGAATGTTCTTGTAATTGCAACAACGCAAGATGTAGCAAAAAACTTGGTTACAAAGGTTAGATTTATGTATGATAATCTACCAAGTTGGTTAAAGGTGGGTGCTGCTGAAGATAATAAATTATCACTTCGATTAAAAAATGGTTCTCAAATCAAAGCAGTTTCTGCGACTGAAACCGCAGGACGTTCTGAAGCACTTTCTTTATTGATTATAGATGAGGCCGCATTTATCAAAGGTATTGAAGAGATTTGGTTATCTGCGCAATCTACACTTTCAACTGGTGGTGGTGCAATAGTTCTTTCAACACCAAATGGGGTTGGTAATTTTTTCCATAAAGTTTGGCAGCAGGGAGAAGCTGGTGATAAATGGCATCCAACGAGATTACACTGGACGGTTCACCCCGAAAGAAATCAAAGATGGAGAGATGAACAAACAAGATTATTGGGGGAAAAGGGTGCTGCTCAAGAATGTGATACTGATTTTATTTCATCAGGTTACACAGTCGTTGATGGTTCTGTATTGGAGTGGTATAAAGAAACCCATGTAACAGAACCTATTGAGAAGCGTGGATTTGATGCAAATTATTGGATATGGGATTATCCTAACTATTCAAAAGATTATATAGTTGTGGCGGATGTTGCAAGGGGAGATGGAGCAGATTATTCT